TTACTTTAGTTTACTAAAGAGAGCTAAAGAATAATCATTATGATAATCACAATGTGTTCTTTGCTCTCTTGAGTCTATTATACATGAATCTGACTCATGCGGGCCTGGATTATCATGAAAAATTTTCATGTTGGGATGTTAACCGTTTCACCTCCTCAAGTCTTTTGACTAAATCTTGAACTTCATTATCATCTACCTTTTGGTTTGGGAACCTTGCTTTGAGTGATTCCACGTTGCAAGGGTTGCACAAATCTATCTTGTCTTTGTCCTCAAGGAGCACATTACAGGCTTTGCAGCGCATCAGTGTATCTCCTGTGACTCTGTGCCTACCAATTGCGCGTATAAACCCTCTAAATCCTCCGTAGAGCGGTTTTCCAAGTCATCATGTAGGTAGGCACTGCACATGGCTATCATCTCGCTAACGGACATTACGTTAAGCCTGTACTCACTCAAGGTGTTAACTATCATGTCGCGCCTGTTTTGCTCTGGGTCAGGTTCTCGGTCATCCGTTACGTCTTCATCAAAATATGTTGTACTCACTTAACCACCTCCGTCAGACCATGCCAATCGTTTATGGTCAACTTTGACATTCTCTTGTCGTGTGGAATGTACAGGCTACGCTTGCCAAGATGGTACCCAACATAGCACCTACCGAAGGTCATGCCGTAACGTCGTTTTGTTTTCCTTAGTCTATAGATCATTGCTTTGCTTCCTTTTGTTGTCGTTAGTTTTCCCTAGGTAACACGAGGCGCACACTAGCGCCCCGTTAACGTACACCATAGAGTGTCTGTTGTATTCCTGCCCGCACTTGCTGCACTTTGCTTTCATAGCTCTATGACTCGCTCTATGTCAAAGACAGCACTGGGCGGCATTTTAGCACGTTCTAGCAGGTACTGTACGAACTCTGTAGCGTCTTCTTCACTGAATGCTGACAGTGTTAGCTCTACAGTGACACCGTAATCCTTTAGTTCAGGTTCTTCTGTCCCGTGGTGCGCCTCAATTGCTTTTGTGTCACTAGTTACCCTTAGCGAGTCCATATGATCCGCTACACTCTGCCCGCCAATGCTCATGCCTAGTTGCTCAAATAAATCCATTATGATGTAACTCCAAGTAGTAGCGCCCACATTAGGTAGACGCCAAGAATGATTGTAATAGCCGCTGTTGTTTTGTTCAACACTGAAAACACCAGTGCATCGTTCTGCTGTTGTTCGCGCTCTTCACGCCTTGAGAGTGTATAATCTGTTTTCATCGTTTCTCATCCTGTTTGGTAAATCCATACTCCGCAAGCCTACTCCATAGCAGCGCCTCGGTCAATTCTTTTTCTGACCTGTTGGAGCGGTTGTTAACTGCTATGGTGTCAGCCCAAGCAATTTGTAGGCGCACTGGTGGCTCCGTGTCAATTCTGACGTTGTAAAAGCGTTGCGCTGTCTCTACTGTTGTGACCGTGGCTAGGTCGCCTTGGTTGTTTGTTATTGTTCTCATGTCAAAAGTTCTCCGTCGGTTGTGTAGTAATCAGTAGAGCCAAAGCTCTCTGCTATTTTTTGAAACTTGTCAGCGTAGTTACCGATGCTGTAACTGTAGACTTTGGGACGATCCCAGAAGCCGGTGCCGTGACCATTGCGTGACAGGTAGAAGTCATGCGCCGCTTGTTGCCTGTTGTCATCATTCAAATAGCAGTCAATACGCGACAGGAACGCTAGACAGTCTATTGTAGCCTCTCTATGGCAATCTTGGTCAAGTTCTTGTGGTTCAATGTCAGCCACCCAAAATGCTGTGTCCAGATATTGTTCTAGGAATGCTGATTCTTTGTCTGTCAGTATGATTGTTGTCATGCTGTTATGCTCCAAAATAAAAGCTACTGGTGTCGGTGTTAGTCTGCAAGGCGCTACCATTTTTGTTTGGTATGCCGTAGATCTTAACTAGGCGCTTTAACTCTGATTTATATTTCTCTTGGCTATAGGTTAGCAGATGCTCGTTGCCGTCTAAGTAGATTTTATATATAAAACTCATGCTGTTTGCTCCATATCTTCGCGCACTAGGTCGCGTAGGTCATCTATTAATTCTACGTTTAGGGCTTCCAAGTCATCCCGTGATACTGTGTTTAACATGTGGCGTTGCGCTGTCCTAGGCGAGCAATCTTCTTCATGTGAGATAAAGTCACAAAACCAGTTGATAGCGCACGCACGTAGCACGCTGTCGTTATGGTAGTGTTTGCGTATCTCATCGCAATTTCTTTGGTAATGCTCAAAGCCAAGATATGAGCCGTCAATCCAGCAACGGAAAAACCGTCGGTACCAAGTGTTGCAATCTGTGATTGATTCTTTGATTTCGTTTTCTGTTGGTAAGTCTCGCATTGTTTAGTCCTCTATTGCTAAGGATTGGATGATCAGTGTCGTAGCCCAATCAATCCTTCGTTGCTTTGTTGTTTCGTTCTCCGGTATGGAATCCCTTCCAGCGCATATGTCAAACCACTGCGCGGAGAAGCGATCTAACCTTCTTTCTATTATCCACATGTGTCTATCCTTCTCTGTTGTTGTGTTTGGCTAATGCTGCCACTGATAACCCCTGATTGCAAGGGCTATCTATGATGCACTAGATTCCTCGTTTCTGCACTTCTTCGTTGATGAATTTTGCCAATATAGCCAGAGCTTCGTTGTTCACTTCGTCCAGAGCATTCAGCGTGTCCATCGTCACCTGTCCCTGATTGATCGCCCAAAGATTAACAGCGCGCTTGGCTTTTTTGGTTGTCATTTCGTCCAGTAGCGTGTCTAGTTTAATTTTAGTGATTAGCATTATCTTCCCTTTTCCGTTGTTATCTTAGTGTAATCACTGGAGCCTGCTATTGTCAACAACAGGCTCGCATGATGCACTAGTCCTCTGTCATCTCTGTTACTTGCACAATCTCAAGTATACGCTTTCGGCTCTTACGCTCCGCTGCCCAATCTTCTAGGACACCATCACGCACACAGCTAATGTGTCCCCTTGTGTGCAACAGAAATGTTCCTTTCTTTGGCAATACCCTAGCTGCTGTGGCTAAGGTCTTGGGCCACTCATGTTGAAACGGTGACAAAGGAAGCGTGGTATAACCTAACGCCAACAATGACAGATAAGTCCATGTGGGCCGAGTCCCCTTGCCTTGCTTGCGGCCTTGCTTGTGTAGCAGACTGCGAGCCTTGCCGAAGGGTACTTGCGCCGCTACTGATACAGCAATAACAGCACAATAACCTCTCTCTCTTGGGTAATACTTTTGCGCTACCCTTGATAGCTCTTTATAAGTAAACATATTAAACCTCTGTTATGACTTACTGCTAACCCCTATTGCTAAGGGCTACCAGTAAGCCTTGCCGTAATGCTTTGAGACCTTAACACCGGCTCCGAAAAGCCTTCTCGGTCTACTAGATAAGCCTACGGCTAGGCTTTAGAGAGTCTTTACTAGTATCTTGCCGCTTGCGCTCCGTCCTAGGCCGGCGTGTTGCGTGTCGCTTTAAGGCTATGCAAAGGGTCAGAAGCGTTGGCGTTTCTTGGCTTGCCCCTTATCACGACCCTAGGATCGTAAGGTAAGCTAGGTATTGCTCCCGAAGGCCTTAACCCCTGACTTGGAATAAACTATGCCAGCGTCCTAACATAAACGCAAGCGTTCTAAAGACAACACAAGTTAGACACTAGTTAGACATTGGTAGGGTGTTAATGGGTACTACACTAGCTCACACTCTTCAGCATTCTCAAGTCCACACAAGCAAACCGTTAGGCTAAGTCTCTCTCTCAAGTAGACTTAAGTAAACTGTTGTAATCTGTGGCGCCCCTAAGTCTAACTGTTACGCTATGGTGCGCCTAAGTCTAACTGTTGTACTCTGTTGTGCGCCTAAGTCTAACTGTTGGGCTAAGGGTGGGCTAACAACAAGGGTACGGGGAGGGTCTGTGGCTGCGTATAATTATTGTAGTAGGCACTCAAGTTCTCAAAAGTAGAATTTAGAAAACAACAGTAAATTAATAAAAAAGTAAGCATTTACTAACCTATGTAACCCTTTGTTAACACAAGTAAACTTAAAACTTTGACTGAGTCAAGAAAATAACAGTAAAAAGTACTTGACAAATGCTAAAAAGTATGCTATAATAAAGAGGTATCTTAAGAAACATTAAGGCAATACATTATGGATAATCAAAATGATCCTCCTAAGAGAAAGCGAGGTAGACCTAAGAAGGGTGAGATAGTTGAGAAGACTACTGGCTCTAGGGGAAAGGTAGGTCGGCCTAAAGGAGATGCTTCAATTATCAATGAGTACAAGGCTAGGATGTTAGCTTCTCCTAAGTCTCGTAAAGTATTAGATAGTATATTTGATGCAGCACTTAATGATGACCATAAGAATCAAGCAGCAGCTTGGAAGCTGGTTATGGACAGGATGTTACCCTTAAGTTACTTTGAGAAGGATAGTGCTGGCGGTAGGCAGTCTGTACAAATTACTATCTCAGGTGTCCCTAGTACCATCTCATCACAGAATAATGATAACTCCAATGACCCCATTGAAGGAGAGTACACCAACAATGACGTTTAAGCACTTCAGTAGAGATGAGTTTGCTTGTCAAGCCACAGGTGAGAATGAGATAGAGGATGAGTTAATATATGCCCTGGATGAACTTAGAGAACACTGTGGTTTTCCTTTTGTAATCACAAGTGGCTATAGATCCCCTGACCATCCTATTGAATTAAGAAAGAAACAACCCGGTACACATGCACAAGGCATAGCAGCGGACATAGCTGTGTCTTCAGGTCTACAAAGGTACACTGTAGTAAAGAATGCTATTAAGTTAGGCTTTACTGGTATTGGTGTTGCTGGAGGTTTTGTGCATGTAGACATTAGAGCTACTGATACACCTGTAATGTGGACGTATAGTTAGTGCTTACTAACAAAGAATACAAAAAAACTTTAGCACAACAAGAGGATCTAAACTGGGACGGAGATCCTGATTTAGATGCTGAGTATGAGTGTGAAGAAGAAAAAGATTTAGATGAGTTAGTAGTTAAGTATTTCTATGACTGATCTTAACATACAACTACTGGATTGGCAGCAACAAGTATGGGAAGACCCTACTAGATTTAAGATTGTAGCTGCCGGTAGACGTACAGGTAAATCCAGACTAGCTGCTTGGATGTTAATTGTTAACGCTCTTCAGGCAGACAGAGGCCATGTGTTCTATGTAGCTCCAACACAGGGACAGGCCAGAGACATCATGTGGCAAACACTATTGGAGCTGGCGCACCCTATTGTAACTAACGCACACATAAACAACCTACAGATTAAGTTAGTCAATGGCGCTACTATATCACTAAAGGGTGCTGACAGACCAGAGACTATGCGTGGTGTGTCACTAAAGTTCCTAG